TGCTGCTCATAGTGCCCTCGTATATACGACTGTATCTACAGTCCACCCGTTCGTTTCCAAGTGCGACATCAGACCCAGAAACGGGGACCTTGTCTCTAAGTAGCTATACCCCGCTTCTCTGGCAACGCGCTCGAAGAACGACTGGTACCTAGATACCAAGCTATTCCCTTTTTCCTTGGCCCACGCGAGCCAAAGAAACATTGTCTTCTTTCCAGTGAAGTTATCGACCTCTGTTGTAGAGACTACGAACCCTTCACTTGTAACCCACAACACGGCTTGTCCATTTACACACGCCGCGTACACATCTTCGACCCGGTATGTCAGAGTCTTCGCGTTACGAAGAATCTCTTCTACACCTGGTTTAATCCAATCCCACTCTCTACGTACGTCAGATACGAAAGGCTCAACCGCCGCTACCGTACCTGTTTCTGCGCCGTGAGAAAGAGGAGTGAATACCGCCATACGCTACCTTCCTAGCAATTCCTGCATCAGCGTTTCGTGCGCGTCTGTCTGCTTGGGCTATGCCCTCAGCAAACAAAGACCCGTACACCTGTGCCCCGGCAAAGTCAGTCCAGTCTTTGCTCGGTAAACGCAATAAACGAAACAGAGCACCGTTGACGATAGTGTCTCGGTACTCCGACATCAGCTCGTCATCAGCGGTGGTAGAAGTTTGAGTAGGCTTCAGCTGCACCCGCAAAATGGTACTAGACGCTTTAGTTTCGTTTGGTACCGGTACCATCCAGAACAGTGACTGACTGGTCTTTACGAAGTACTCCGGAGTTCCACGATTGTCGGCGTCACGCCAGTTCTGCTTACGTTGCTCTAAGAGATTAGTGCTGATTGGCTCAATCTCTTTGCCGTCATGAACTACCCACATGATTTTGTGCACTACCGTATCGGTAGGCGGCTCAAGATCGTATTCGTAGATGCCAGCAATCGTGGTAACAGGATCTAGCTCTGCTTGGAGGACGGCCGCTTTCTCACAGAGCTCAATAACCGCTGCGCGGATATTGTTCTCGATAAGCGTGTCGGGGCAACCCGGCACCATCGGGATGATCTCTGGCAGGAGCGACTCATAGAGCGCCATGAGTTATTACCCCGCTACAGCTGGGACAGACGTTACTTGTCGGCTAGCGTCGAAGTTAGGCGAAGTAATAGCGTCTAGCTGCGCCTTACCGGTGATGGAAGACATAAACAGCTGGAAGTGAGAAGAAGCCCGCTGCTGGTTACCAGCATACTCAGCGTCCTTCATGTACGCCATATAGAGGACGTAGTTCATCACGGCGTTTGCAAAGATATCAGGGATGTCTAAGTTCCCGTTCTGGGCAACCGTGGTCGGATTAGCCGAATAAATAATCTCTACGTACGACGCTGCTGGCGACGCAACGCCGGGGTACACGTAAAAGTTACGTGGGTTTGCCTCGTCGTAGATGTAATGTTTGATAACCGCAGCATGCGAAGCATCACCGGCTACGAGCGGGTCGTGCCAGTCTGGAGTCTGAGCATCGAGCACTTCGCGCGAAACAATACGGACAGCTCGTTTGCCTACGCCGTTTGTAGCGGCGGACATATTTCGGACAACGCGAAGAAGTCGATTACCGTCGCTAGGGATCTCCTGCTTGGTACCGGCTACGAGGGTAATAGTAGTGTTCTTAGCCGAAGCGTCCGGCTTTAAAAGGGCGATTTCACGCTGGGCATCATTGACCCAGAGTACGAGTTCATCCACCACTGGCCAACGAACACCCGTGGTGTCCTGCAGGGTCTTTTGAACTCGGTCAATAACGCTTTGTACGGTGACAGCCATGGTCTACCTCACGAATGAAGGAACGCCTCCCAAGCCGCTTCTCGATCTTCGGTGCTGACCGTGCGCCCCACAACGCGATTTAACGCGGTTGCTTTCGGCGTACCATCAGACTTGAAATCATCTGGGTCGCCGCTCTCTACGAGCTTTTCGATCCCAGTAATAACATCATCCAGCGTGCGGACTTCCTCGAACTCTTCTACAGCGGGGACATCCGCTGGCTTCACAGGTTCAGGTTTTGATACGGGTTCAGGTTTCTTGCTCTCGGTAACTTGTTTTGCGCCTTGTTGGAGAGCCAGTAATCCGATTTCATCGGATACCTCGCGCTCAACCCCAGGGAGAAACAAAACACACGCGCCACTTAGAGTAGCTACCCGAATCTCTTGGTCTGCGATGACCTTCACAAAACCTCCTGGTTTAAAGAGAGCGGGAGGCCCCCTCCGAAGAGAGGGCCCCCCTCACAGCTTAGACGGCCGTGTCGAGCGCGATCACGCCAAAGTCTTGGACGTTGGCAGTGACATCGCTGTTGTACTTCGGCTTGCGGAGACCGAAGATCTTACCGATCGAAATACCAGACTGGTTCTGGTAATCGAAGGTATCTTCGACGATTTCCGGCAGACCGATGTCGGCCATAGCGAGAGCCTGAGCACCGCAGAAGAGAGCGCGGGCACCGACGACGTCGGCATTCGCACCCCACTTGTAGCCAGCGGCACCGGCATTCGCCGAGGTACCAGTCGTCGCGCCAGCAGTGTTAAACACATGGCGGAACTCGTGGACCATCACACCGTCGACCATCAGCGAGCTCGAACCAGCGAACAACTGGTTGCTCGGACCACGGATGCCAGCGTTACGCACGTTAGCAAGGAAGTCCGAATCGAGCTTAAGGGCCGCCATCTGCTGCGGCGTCACGAAGAGGTGGAACACCTCGTCGTTACCAGCACCGCGAACGCCACGGATGTACTGGTCCTTAGCGTAGGCCTTCAACTCGACCACATGGCGATACTTCAGCACGTCGGCCGTAGTAATCGCAGTCGTGTCACCGGCAATGATGTCGTTGCCCGAAACGCGACGATGGCGAGCGGCAGTCGGAGCCGACACGTCCGAAGCGAACTCAAGGTTCGACAGGTTCTGGCCAGAGGCCAGCACCGGGCGGAGACCACCGTTCGTCTTGTGCGTGTAAGCAACACCGGCGAGCGTCAAGAACGCGAGCTGGTCCATACGGTCAGCCATCGCGTAGGCGAGGGCGTCACGGGACGTCTCACGGAAGTTCACGACCGACTTCTGATCAGCAAGGCGACCAGCGATACGGTTCGCAAAGCGCAGCTGATCGAGCTCGATGGTGATGTCGTAAGCGCGGAGCGCCTCTTCGTTACCCTCAAGTGAGCTGTCGCCCGTCACGCCGTCACCGGTCATGTCGGCCAACAACGTGATCACGGCCTTCGTGCCCTTGTCGGACTTCGTCAGCTCGGTGACCCGCTGGATCATCGCATTAGAACCCGAACCAGCGAACTGGTTCACAAACGACATATTGCGAGCGACGCGCCAGAAATCACGGCTCCACGCCGTGAGTTGTTCACTAGTCAGCGCCGCAAAGTTAGTAAGAGCCATTTGGCTTCTCCTTGATATTGCGTTTAAAAACCCAGTAATGCACTTGCATTACCAGCCTCTACAGCCGACTTATGGAGCGGCTAACCCGTTTCCCCGTATCGTGGGGTCACGACTTAGCGCGTATTTACGAGGCGCGACCTCGGCACGTTTAACGCCATTGCAGGCGAAATCTCAAACGTTTTTAGCGTGTGCGACACGGCCAGATATCGTTCCGGCGGACGAATTCAGTTGTAGATTAGCAACACGAATAAAAGTTCGCAACTACTATCTGTATTTCGCTGTCTTTTTTGCAATCCGCTTAGGCTGCTTAGAGAACTGCTTGCCGCTAGCCGTAGCCTTACGTTTATTGCGCGTAGTAGCAGCGTACTCTTGCGGGCTTAATGCATTACGCGCGGCTCGGGGGAGATAACGCTCCCCCGTAGCCTTGCTACCCTGGATGCTGTTCTTACCAGACCGGGTGCCCCAGTCTTCCTTGGTCCACTTCTTAAGAGACCGCTGGGACTTAGCTAACCCCATGAGTTAGTCCTTCCCCATCTTACGAAGCGTCATGGCAAGGCGAGCACGCTGTCCTATCTTGCCGGACTTCTTGGCTGCTTTGCGAAGTTGCTTGGCGGGGATCTTTTCCCCCTTCTTAACACCGAGTGACTTTCGCAACGCACCGGGCTTTTTAATAGCCCCGCTAATCCAGTTCTTAGCCATTACTTGTAGCCTCCACCTGCTTTTTTGTACTGCACGGCCAGCATCTGCGCCTTCCTGGCGCTCCACTGTCCTGGTTTACCGCCTTTACCACCGGCTTTGATGCTCTCAAACAATCGTTTGCGCATCGTCGGCTTGGTGTAATTACCGGCGGAGTTGACGCTACTTTTCTTAGTAGCCATATCCTTTGGCCTTCTTAGCAGGGGCCTTCTTCTTAGCGGCTCCCTTCTTCATCGGACCTTTGTGTTTAGCACCTTTCATCATGGTGCCATCCGGCATTCGATGCATATTCTTCATGCGAGACTCCTTTACCATTTGACCTTGTCAGCCCAGTAAGCAGCCGACATTTTGCCCTTAGAAATATTTGATGCATGACGAGCTTTGAACGACTCGCGACGCTTACGGTAAGCAGCTGACTCCCCCTGCTTCTTGGGGGAGCCGCTAACGCCCTGCTGACCGAAGCGAATCGTCTTCACTTGGTCTCCGGACTTCGCCACAACTACGTGACTTTTGGTCGGATGGCTAGGGGTACGCTTAGGTTTGTTGTAGCCAGACACACCGGCTCTGGCGAGCCTTGGATCACGGTTAGCCATTAGACAACGTCTCCACGTAAGCGCTTCAAAGTAGCTGCTGGAAGCGCGTTAAACTCATCTTCGCTCAGCGACATGATGTCGAACGCCTTCTCCCCGCGTGCAGCAGAGCTTTCGCCCGGCATATCAGGCGGCTGAGCCTCAGCGGCCTTCATCTTACGGGCCACTTCAGCGCGCTTTTTGGCTACTTCATCAACGGCAGGCTTAGCAGCAGTCGGTGTTGAGCCAAGAGACGGCTCAGCCGGTGCGCCGGGGTCCAAACCGTACTCACGAATGACGAATTTAGCCGCCTTTGACAGCGCAGCAACCGGGTTGTCACCCTTCACGATGAACGCGTCACGAAGATCGATGACTTCCTGGGTGTACTTTTCGTTGAAGTCGGAACTTGCGCGGTCAAAAACCGGGAAGTTCGTCTCCAACTCGGCTGCGGCCTGCTGCAAAGCCGACATCTGCTGGCTCTGAGTGACCTTCTGCTCCATTTTTTGGGTCAGTTCGTACTCAAGCTGGGCACGTTCCGCCTGACGAATCTCCTGACGGAGGGCTGCGGCCTTCTCATGCTGCCCATCTAGCACCAAATTCTGGTACTCGACCTCTTTTGCAGCAAATTCGTAGGTGCTCGGGGCGTTTTCGGCTACATTTTTTGCAGCCATGAGGTCATCAAGCTGCTTTTGGAGCGCCTTCTGCTTAGCCAACACCTCGTCGAGGCGTGACTTCGGCACCATCGGCTTCTTCTGCTCCGGTTCGGGGGCAATTTTTGCCTCCGGTTCGGCGGCAATTCCTGCCTCAGGCTCAGGAATGCTAGGCGCTTCGACCGGTTCTTCAGCTTTCGGCTCAACTTTAGGGGCCTCAGCAACCGTCTCCTCAGCAACTTCTGGCTCTTCTACCGGCGCAGCCGCCTTAGGCTCTTCGCCAAGGCCAAAGTTCAGATCAATCGAGGGACTTTGAGCGTCCTCAATCGGGTCTGAACCAGGCATACGATCAAGAGTAACTTCCTTCTTATCCTCGGACATGATCAATCTCCTATTGCGGGGTAATCGGCCGCATCAATGGGGCGGGTCGCGATGCGGCTTGTGTCTGCGTCTTTGCAGCGGTCTGCATTACGGTGGCAGCGATGCGAGTCGCGGCAGCGGTCTCCTGCTGCGAGCGGCGAGTCTGGTTGGTCAAGTTGGCCAACTCACGCCGCAGCTGCAACTCCTGCTCCTTCATAGCGATCTGCGCCTGCAGATCGGCCATCTTGAGCTGCGGTTGGACGTCTGCCACATCCTGGACCTTGGCGATGTTGATCGCCGCCTCGGACTGCAGCTTCTGAACTTCCGCCTGCATCTTCGCCAGCGTGAGCTGAACCTGCTGCATGGCAATCTCGTTCTGCGCTGCTGCGGCTTCCTGCTGTTCCGGTGTCTGCTCGATACCCGTCATCATGCGGATGCGCTTAGCAAGCTCACCCTTACGGGCAAGGTGGCTGTACTCAATGATGGCGTCATCAGGGATGGCGACACCAGCCATACGCAAGTTGAGGGCTTCGGCAAACTGCATCTCGTCGAACGAGTCGCGGGCCGGGGCAGTACCAATAACGACGTCGTACTCACCGAGAGTGAGGTCGTTGATCACACGACCTTCCGGAGTCATCTCGTTCAACACGAGCGGCTCGCGGGGCTTGAGCGGATCATCTTCGTTGGTAATCTGAATCACTCGCTGTTCAGTATAGAACTTTTGGACGAGGTTCAACACTTTCTCTGCGAGATAATGCCGAGTCTTACGCAGGTTATCGAGCGGCACCTGAATCATGATGACGCCGCGATTCTGCTTGGCCTGGATCGCGATACCCGAAACCTCAGCGCCATCAGACCCAAGCATCGAGTCGTTCACGCCGCTGATGGTCTTAATGTTGATCGCCGCCTTCTGGCTAATACGATCAAGTCCAGTCGGGATCTGGTTCGGCTGAATTTTGACCGGCGGCTGCGAGCCACGGTTGTACTCCAGCACCAAGCCGGTCTCTGCACCGTGTTCTTCAAGGTCGTCAGCAGTCATACCGACAAGCGATCCACTCTCCACCATCCAACCGCTGTTGGCAGTGGTATTGACGATGTGCAACTCCTGGCTGGCAATCTTGTTGAGCTGCTCCTGCGGCGAGAGCAGGTTACGCACCATTCCAAAGGGACGACCGCGACGGAAGTACGCGAAGTACGGGACGATGGTGAAGTCATCGTACGGTGACCAGTCGTCATGCAACACGATCTTGTCGCAGGTGACGGTCCAACGCACACGTCGAACCACCTTAGAGATAATGCTCAAGCCGTACTGCTTGGCAAACTTCTTAGTCTTTTGATCGTTCCAGTTCTCAGGCACTTCGCGCTGGTCGCCGGTATTCGGGTCAACGAAGAAATCCGCGCGGCCCATCTTACGATACTGACGCGAGATCACGCGCAGTGCGCGGACATTGCGATAATCTTCATTTCCTGGGATAGCAGCACCCAAGTAATCCTGCGACGTATCCGTCTTACCATAGCGGGTCTCTTCATACTCGATAGAGTCCCGACCAAAGCTGTTGCCGTTCTCGGCTACGAAGCGAAGCGCCTCGGCCTTGTCCTTACCGTAGAGCTCCTCGATCTCATCGAGCGTCATCCACTTGGTCTCGAACACCTCGTTCCAGGTCTTCGGGTCATACTCCTTCGCATCCGGATCAATGAGGATGTCGATTGGATCTTTAGCCGTGATGCGGATCTCACCCTCGACGTGGTCACTGAAGTCCATGCGAACGTCAAAGTAACCACGGCCATCCATGATGAGACCGTCGCTGAACACCGTCTGCTCAACCCAGTCGAGCTTGTTGTTGTCAGCAATCTGCATGTACAACTTAGTCAGCACGGTCGCTACGTCCTGATCACCACCACGGCGCGGTTTGAACTGCACGTCGGCACGGCGCGTGGACTGTTCTCCGAGGACAGTGTTCACTGTCGGGAGTACGGTGTTGATGGTCAGCGCCGGGCGGCCTTCTGCCTCCAGCTTAGCCAGATCAGTCTCGTCCCACTGATCGCCGCGATAGAACGCGTCGCACTTCTTGGCCATTTCGACGTACTGCAGGTGCCCGTTGTCTCTGGCCCGGACATACCGGTTCCACTGCTGCTGGGCGAGCTGCTGTTCTTCGATCGAAGGGGTTTTGATCTTAGCCATGGTTTACGCACTCATCGCGGATTTTTGGCGGGGTCCGCGAGTAAGAGATAGAAGTTTGTCCCGCCAAGACGGTGTGTGGACTACTGGGGCTTGATAAGTAGAGAACTCAGACATCATGAGACCAATCCACGCTAAGGCGTCTACCTGGTCGTCATGCATACCGTTCGGGAACCTAAGAAGTTCCGCAATCAACGGACCAGTGAACGATGCGTCGCGAGGGAAATACACTTTCCCCTGCTGCATACGTCCTTGGATGGCTCGAGCACGCGCTTCTTTATCGCGCCGCCCAGTCTTAAGATCTTTGAAGTACGCCTCAAACAAGCCGCGCTCACGCACGCGCTTCTCTAGGAACGGGCCTAGCGCCATTTCGATGTGGCTCTTTTCGATGCCTACGATCGATGGCTTCCACTGGACGTACAGATCAAGTATTCGTTCGACGAGTTCGAAGCCGTCGAACCGACCGCGCACGCAGTCCATGACGAACATGTCGTCGTACTCGTTGATGCCAACTACTATCCCGACGCTGTAGTCATTACGATCGTTCTTACCGATCGCCAAGTCCCACGCGCAGTAATACCGCATGGAGTCCTGGTCAATCTCGTCGAAGT